TTTTCTACAAGAAGGTAGGTCAGGGTAGCCTAGCTTTCAGGATCAAGCGTCTGCATGTCTCTAATAGCGATTATGAGTATATGAATGAGGATGAGTGGGTGCGTGAGCTATACCAATTACAAGAGGATCATAAGGACTGTTGCAAATATGCAACACCCCACATATAGTTTATGGAACGCAAGTACACACCACATATACGCATACCCTTTTCCATCTTTGCCAATCCTAAATATAAACAAATTCCTGACACTTTTAAGCCACATTGTTTATTGCTGCTGATGTGTTTATTGAAGTTTGTCAATAATAAGACAGGCAAGTGCTATCCAAGACGTGAGACTATTGGTGAGATGTCGGGGTTATCTTATAGCACCATATACAGAGCTACAATTCATTTAAAAAACGCCAAGATTATACAGATTAAGAGATTTCCTTCAACACTTTTATACACAATAGACCCTGATTTTATCTATGGTGTTCGGTCTAATAGAAATGTGAGTGGTCTGTCTGACCGATCTGATATGTCTGCTGGACAGGTATTAATAGAACATAACACTAAAGAACTATCTTTTATAACTAAGATAGTAAAAAGAGTAGTAGAAAATGGAGGTGATCAATCTAAAATAATTAGTACACTAGCTACCCTACCTGCCGATACTTTAAGAAAAGCCATTAAAGAGAAAGACAATATATTTTATGCGAAGTTGGCATTAGAAGAAAATTTAAGAATGAATACGAAGCTCGTAGAAATACCCAAAGGTATTATTGATAATGTAAGAAAGAAAACTAATTACTTCTATAAAAAGAAGGTACACGAAAACAAGGATAAGAATGCCAGGCAGACCAAGACAAAAAGTTTTCTGTCAAGGAATAACAAAGACTCATAAACGTCCTTGTCAGATGAAGGGTTATCCCCTTGCTAATGGAACATATAAGTGTAAATATCATGGGTTCAATAATATATTAGGTTTTAGAAAGCCAAACTACAATGACGAAACAAGGATCAGACAGCTCAAAGGATTATACCAATTCAGAAACAAAACCCATGAAGAAGTCAGTCAATACTACTACAACAAAGTCAAACCAAGAATTAGAAATAATGAAAAGTCTAGGTACTATCGAAAGCAATCTTATCGAAGGCTTAACCTTAACAGAAATACTAAAGGACAAGAAGCTCAACCCCTCACGTATCAGCTTGATGAAGTTCTACGCTATCTTAAAAAAAAATCCCGACCTAAATAGTAGGGTATCGGAAGCTAGGAAGATTGGTATTCAGACTTTGATTGATAAGTTGTTGCAAGTCTTTAATCATCAAGAAGTAGAAAACCCAAACCAAATATTATGGATAAGAGAAAAGACTAGGTTCATTCAGTATCTTGCTGGTAAGCTCACAGATTTATA